GAAGTCTCCATTCTCCATCCTTCATTTGTTCCAGATAGATTTTGCCGCTCGTATGCTCACTCTGACCATTCATAGCGACTGCTTTTCCAATCTTCAATTCTTTCGTTGTACCATCCAGAAATTCTATCTCGATTGCACGTTTTCCTTTTATTGCCATATGGCCTCCAAACAGTAATACCCCGACAGGAAATTTCATCCTGCATGATCTGACGCTAGTGCTTATTTACTGTGTCCTTTTTTATCGGCCACAGATCAGATCTCATCACCTCGACAATGTACGAAACAAAGTCTTACGGATTGTCTCCGTAGTGTCTTATTCCACCACGGGGTATTTAGAACCTGTGCAGGATTCGAACCTAGCATTACCCCGCTTTCAGGCGGAGAGTCCTACCAAATTAGACGAACAGGCAATGTTTCAACATCGGCTACCACACCTCTGCATCCACATAGAGCATATACATTCCATATCCAGTGGTAGAGGACATGTTCAGTACCCAACTCTTAGTACCCGTGGAGGGAGTCGAACCCCCGACAGTGCGATTAGAAGTCGCATGCTCTATCCAACTGAGCTACACGGGCATACTGTCAAGGTAGGATTCGAACCTACAACCATCCGATTACTTTTGGATCTTGGCGAATCGAACACCGCTAAGGCAAACCTGCTGATCCCACAGTCGGACGCTCTACCATTGAGCTACATGACATCAATTTATTTCAGACCAAGTTTCTTTACTCTCTTATGAACAGCAGCATCACTGACACCCAGTTCACCAGCTATTTGAACATAGCTCTTAGTCTTCAACTCAGTTTCCAAATTAATTGAATCCCAATCAATCCGAAACTTTCGTTTAGCTGAACACACATATGAACAAGATTTCTGATGGGGTGCCATCAACTTACCACATACGGGACATTCAACCATTTCCGATTCACGAAGTGCTTTTTTGTAATCAACAAATCGCTCATCAAATTTTGGAGGAGATTTCGGAATTTCCGTAACTCCTTCGTGTATTTCACTGTGACAGTTATGGCACACTAAAATACATTTTCGCAGTTCATCAGTGATCGTTTTCCAATTTTTTGGACTCGCCCTCACCGCACCAAATGAAAAATCCTTTCCATTTGGGTCTAAATGATGAAATGCTAATGCACTATCACATTTAGAATAACCACATATACAACACTCACCTCCCATAGATTCTATCATTCTACGTTTGGTATTTTTCCGCCACCTTTTAACGGCATCAGATTTATTTGGTTTGTTTCGTACCATTACTATATCCATTACGTCTTTAAATAATGTTTATAACAACGGTCAGAATTTTTACTCCAAGGGTAGGACTCGAACCTACACGCCTTTCGACACTTGATTAACAGTCAAGCACGGCTACCATTTCGTCACCTCGGATCATACTGGGCAGGAGGGCCTCGAACCCCCAATCACTTGAGTAACAATCAAGCGGCATTACCAATTTGCCTACCACCCATCGTATTAGCTAATCAATGACTCCATATCTTCTTTCAGATCTTGTAGTCTTTCGATTAAGCCACATCTTAGTCGTTTTGGAATTACAGAATTGCTTAAAAGGTTCAGCATATCGATTCCATCGTTTCTCCATTCCTTTTTGCTTCGTTCTCATAGTTACTCCAAAACAAAAAACCCCGCTGGTTTATCCAACGGGGTTTGCAAGTTCTCGGAAACAAAGTTCGTTAACCACAAGCCCCGTTGGGATTGTTTTCTCTCTCATTATTTCTATTTTCGAAAGATACGAACATGGTTTTATTTCCTTATTTAAAGTTCTCAGCTTTGTTGTAAATAAATATAGATTTTTTTCTGCACTTGTCAATCAACTTTTTTCTTTTTTCTTAAGTGTGGTCCTTCAATCCATACTCGTATCCGACACTGACCTGATGAATTACCATCAGAATTCGCAGACGGCTAGAATTGAAGCCAGCCAAATCCGATTCGAATGCTTTCATATATTACCTCATGATCTGTAGAATTCGTTCTGCGATAATATAGAAAACAGTTTTGTTTTGGCAATCAAAAATTATTTCCATGCCTCTAAATAGGGCATTTCGTCATGATCGAAGGTATTTTCTCCGATTTCATCGTAATCGGCGGGAACATATTCATCCCCATCATCATCCGAATATCTTTCATATATGATTGCGATTGCGATTTCATCAATATCATATCCTTCTTCTTCGTAATCACATACCATATCATCATATGAATCTAAATCTTCAGGTCTGATCACTCTACAGTTGTAGTATATGTCATTAACTTCATGGTCAATGATTTTTCGATAGAACTCTCCAATTACTGGAGTCACACCTTTTCTTGGAAAATTATTGATAAGACCATTGAAAAAAATTTCAATGCATTCTTCATACAATTTGTGTTTAATAGCAGTCTGGATCATATATTAGTATCTGTAAAAATTATCGATGTGTTCGATATATACTTCACCCATGTATTCAAGATTGTTTTCAACCATGTTTCAACACATACGGGTTCTCCATGATTATGTAAATCCACTATTTCATGTAGTGCCATTTCCATAACCCCTTCTTCATCATCAAAACTAAATTCATATGCAATTCGAGCAAAGCATATCTGGTCTTCACGCAACTCTGGGATATCAGTGAGTGATTCAGTATCAGTATATTCACTTAGTTCACAAATCGTAATATCCAGATTTCCATCAAATTGCTCGAATTTGAGCATCATCAATCTTCCATCAGCGGTCACATAAATCGCTACATTTGGCATAATATATAAATTCCTTGTATTAAGATAAAATATACCATTTACAGCGGTGATTGACTACGAAAAAGAATCTTCACTTAATTCATGTTTCCCCTTAATTTCCAACAAATCAGTTCCATTCGTAATCAAATACAGGGGTCGATCCGAACCATCATATCGCAGCATTGCATAATTATCTCTCACATGCTCCACTCGACACCCAGATAATAAAATTTCTTCATTATCGACTATCACTTTGACATTGATATACTCACCGATAAATAATTTTGTCGGATCGAGATCCATTGGGAAATTGTGCATGACCTGATTGAATAGGGTTTCAATGCAGAATTCAAAGATTGTATGTCTAACAAACGTCTTTATCATCGGTGAAACACGTAATACTTTGAATTCAATACAATGTATCCATCACCTTCAACAAATTCCAAATCTTCTTTGTCAATCAAATCGGCCAATGTTTGGGTGCTGTCAATGATTACCATATCATCTTCATCTTCATCTTCGATCAATTCCTCATCATTATAGTACAGTTCATCAAGATCTGCACCTGATGAGGATTCATATGTCAAATATACAATGTGGTATGGGTCAATTGAAGATCCACGAGTCTCGACATTTTTCACAACACAGTTGTAATAATGTTCATCCCCATAGATATGAGAAGCACGTTTGATGAAATCACCCTTTTTCGGAATAGATTCATCCGTTAATGCATTGAAATTCTGAATTAACTTGTTAAACAGTATGTCAATGGACAGTTCGTATAGAAAGTGTTTCAGTGCAATCTTTATCATAAATACATAAAGGGGTTACTCTTTATGTTTATACGATTAGCGATTGAGTTTAACTGAAAAGAAGTCACAACAGTAAATGCGATCACCTGTACTGTCAGTGAAATTAAAAAGGGTTGTTTCTTTGCCCAAATATGTACCCGAATACACATCAGTTATCACGCAATTTTTATGATGAGCGATAAAAGGACCAGTGGTTATCACGATTTCACGAAATGTGTTACCGACTGCGATTGGTGATGTATCGGAGAAATTATGTTTGATAGAATCGAAGACGTGGTTGATACACCACTCTCCGATATAATGTTTGAAAAGAATGGATATCATCCGATATCCCTTACCTTTTCTTCGAGTTCGATTTCCCAGTAAATGTACTGTCGCCAAGATTCATGTGGAATGTGTCCAGAGATCTTGGTTACGATACTCTTGGGTGCACTTCGAGACAGAGTCGGAACACCAACTCTCTTTCTAAGATTCCATCCAAGCTCACTAAGAAGTTTGTCCCCCTTCTCATGGTTACAATCGTAGCAGCATGCTCTAAGGTTAGTCCAATCGCTTAGCCCACCCCTAGATACCGGATACACGTGTTCCACGGTCATTTCAGATATTGTGAATGAGGCTCCGCAGTAGCAGCATCGACCATTATCACGTTCGTACAATGACTTTCTGGTTAGAGGAAGAATCTTTACCATTTGGTATTGGTTTACTTCATCACTGTTCATACGGATCACAGCAGGACAATTCATGACGTTACGTTCAGTAGAATCTTTTGAATAACCGGAATGCAATAAAATGTCATCGTAGCTTGCTTCGATGCTTGCTCGTCCTGCAAACCAATTACATACAGCTTCTTCCCATGTACATACGTCAATGGGCATATATGCTTTATTCAACTTAAGCACGGTTGTGTGCTTATGATTCCAGTATCGTTTTTTCTTCCTGTTGTGTTTCACAATGGTACATCCTCCAAAAGATGTAAGTAAATATAGTCAATTTACTCGGTTTATTGGGATTTTTTCTTAAACACCATAGACTGTATATCTAGCTAGAGGGCTTCTATCCCCCGGCCTTCTGTCCCCCAGACAGACGCTCTCCCAGACTGAGCTATAGCTAGTAATCTCTGTGAGGAGGGACTTGAACCCCCAACCCTACGGACCCAAACCGTAAGCTCTTCCAATTTGAGCTACTCACAGTTAGAATTAATTGAATTCAGTAATCCTGTAGATTATGCAATCAACTAATTTTGATAGAATTATTTTGCGGAAAAGGAGAGACTACACCACACGGGGTGGGAATTGAGCGGCTATGATAGTTTCAGTATTGATGACTGAGATGCCGTGTATTTGATATGTCAATTCATTGGGTCTCATAATGCTATAAATATAGATTAAAATCGGTATGTGTCAATCAATTTTCTTCAGTTGATGAAAAAATAGTTGATATGTATGGTGAGAATATAATTCCAGAGTCTTGTGTTCCGCTACTCCACCCGCCGCCGCTGATAGAGGTAGGATAGCATTTACTACCATTTTGATTAAGTTCTTCCATTAGAACTTCAAGTAGCATATCATCGAGTTCTGGAGAGTGCCATGTTTCTATGTCAGAACATGACTCAAGCGTATAACTGGAAGAAATCTGTCGAACTTTACTTCCAATTGGAATCGGCTGCATTCGAATTTGGTTAGCCAACGCTAAAATTTTATCGACTACCGATTGCTCAAGATTCGGACGCACAAAATTTTTAACGACTTCTTTGAAGAAGACATCAATTGCTTGGTCATAGAGAAAATGTTTCAGAGCTATTTTTATCATATATATACCTTAATGCAAATCGAAGTCCGATGGGTTCACTCAATGGAATAACTTCAACTTCGTCAAAGGGAATTAACTCAGGAAAATAAAGTTTTCTCCGCTTTCGTTTGAGTTCAGGTGAGCAAAACCCATCAATTAGATTATCGAAAAATACTGCAATTGCATACTCCGTCAATTGATGTTTGATGAGAGTTTTTATCACATTACCACCATCATTCCAGTAAACCGATGGAATTCATATGCAAGTGCTTCTCGAAGCATTTTTTGGGCATCTAATTTGCCATGTACTAATGCAATATCGTTAAATAGTTCACGAGTAAAATATGTTACGTAAGTTACGCCATTATGTATGATAGTTATCCGTGGAGATCCATCTTCATATCCGGGGGTGGTCCCGAATTGTATGTCATCATACTTCATCTTGCGGGAAGCAAAATTAAATATCAATCGATCAAATACAGTATCGATAGCATATTCACACAATTGATGTTTAATTAAAAGTTTCAGCATTGGCAACCTCTTGCATCTTCCCAAGTATTTCGACATCGACTTCATGTTGAATTTCTTTTACCATAGTATCCATCATACAAGCCATTGTTCGTTCATGACAGGAAATGATGATCCAGCTCGATATTAACCGAAGTCGAATTACAAATAAATCCCATCCACGATGTCGGTCGAATCTAAATGTCATATTATAAAAAATGGCAAGGGAAAGTATTATACTCCGCATGCCATTAAGTTACTATAATATGTTTAGAAATACCCTAAATTATGTATCAAAAGTATAGGGATATTTCACTGTTTTGGAATATTTACTGATCTGGGATTTCAGTGCTGCCATCGATTCTTCACGTGATCGAATGACATATGGCCGAGCGGGAAGTTCTCCTACTTTTACGGAGAATCTCATTGGCATATTGATTTTCTGAGTGGGTTTTTTTCGGAAGTTATCTGATATTCGGTCGAACATAACTGATATGCAGTGATCGAATATATGATGCTTGATTAGAGTCTTAATCATGTTTTTTGTTGTGAACGATGTTGGTCTATCAGATTCTTGAGTATAGCACGTAAGAAAGGACTGGATACGTCAATATCGACCGTGGCTTGCCTAGTTTCGGGGTCATAGCTGATAGTATACCCATCAATATGTCCTTGTGCTCTAAGTGTATCCAGCGGTCCAGTTACCATTGAAAAATCCATCGAGGTGAACACAAAGTTTTTGTATAACTCTCTGAATAGCACATCAATGGATATATCATAGATAAAATGGCGTATCCAAGTCTTTATCATTACAGCTTACTTTTCTTCATCAGATTCGCATTGGCTTCATCGGATAGACTGTCCATATCAACGTGCAGTCTACCCTTCTTAGCAACCATGTTTGCAGTCTGAATCGAAGCAAGGCGTTCATCCACCGCAGCTCTCAGTGCATCCACTGTAAGCGGCTCACCAGCATTGATACGGAAGTGAGCATCCTTAATCAAGCCAGCAACCATTGCATGGGTGAAACGTTCCTTGATGATTGTACGTGCGAGTGCAAGTAATTCAGGATCGTCTTCAGTAAATCCGATAGGACCCTTCACATCTTCATCTTCGAGGATATCAGGATCTTCATCGACTTCTTCCTTACGCACATATCCCTTAGATTCAGCCTTGCCGAAAATGATAGTGATTACCTCATCTTCGCTTTCAGGATTCTTCACATGGATCACTTCATCGAAACGTTCGGGACGATTGATAAGAGTGTTGTGCAACTTGGAAGGGTCATTCACAGTTGCGAGAATGAATGCTTTCAGTTCACGGTTGTTGGTTCCATCCAGCATCTTGATGAATTCACCAGTAACTTCATCTTTACCAGTGAAAGGACCAGAGTCCAAATCATCAAACACGATGATGCAATTGGGGAACATTGCAAAGATCTTGAACACTTGACGAATACCAAGAACAGAATTGATACTGTCAGAACTAACCCAGAACACCAAACGATCACGGAAATAATTGGTAACCTTATGGACGCAGATAGTCTTACCTACTCCGGGTTCGCCGACGAAAATCATGCCACGTCTTTCGTTCTCTTCCAGCACCTTACGCATGGTATTGGTGATACGCTTGACATCGATGTTCTTGATTTCAACATCAATTTCTTCACGCTTACAGACTTCCAGTCTTGTACCCTTGATCTCGATATAATTGGCACGGGTGTCAATCTTTTCGACATACAATTCATACATGACTTTCTGAATGCGTTCCTGAAGTTCATCTGGATGCATTTTCATGCCAGTATTCGGGAAGAACAACGTACACTTAGTTGTGCTAGTTGTATCTTCATCATCAAACAATCCGCCAGTGGTTTTAATAATAAGACCCCATTTGTTGTCCTTATCCACAGTACCAGCAAGTTTGATGGTCTTAGAAATACTGGACACGCCATCGGCATCTGGATTGTCTCCACTCTTATTCTTAGGATCATCAGCAACAACGTTGTCGATGGTCATAGAATACTTATCCTTGTGATAATCAGTCATATCAACAAAGGCTTCTGCCATTGCATGAGTGATATCAAGGCGGGATTCGCTAACATAATTACCGTTGGGTAGTCCCATCAGTTTAGCGATTTCATTGTTTTTGGTATTCTTGAATTTCTGTTTCTGCTTAACCACGTTACCGAGGGCAGCACTTACAGAAATCAGATGGGCAGCATTTTCAAAAATGTCCGCATATTCCTTTACTTCAGGATTCTTGATAAAGGTACGCATAATTTTTGCTGAATTACCGAGAATGTAATTCAACATATTGATGCGGTTACCAAGATCTTTTTCTTGGAAAATGAGGCGAAGAAAATACTGGCCTTTCTCCTGCATTGTCAGTGTTTTCCAGTAATCCGCATCAATCTCAATTGATGGAAAGCTGTCACCAAAATTCCATTCGTTCATATGTAGCTCGTCTCCAGTTAATATCGTGGGTGGTTATCCGTGTGCACTTCCAATAGATTCGCATGCTATGATCGGGGATTCTTTTTCATCCTCATCATCATCATCATCATCATCATCATCATCATCATCATCATCCACGGGAACCGTATCATCAGGAATACTTTCATTCGGATCTTTGATGGGTTTAACACCACCATGTTCGATGATGGCTTTTACTTTGAAAGCTACGGAAATAGCGAACAGAGCAAATGTAAACCATTTGATTGTTTCTCGTATCAGCTTATGATTTATCTTCATCCGATTTGTCCTCAGATTTTGGTTTCTTGTTGCTAAGACCGAGCAAAACTCGTGTCTTAATTACTACGCTCATAGTAAGACTAAGGAACGCTGCAATCTTAGCAACAAATTCCAGTACGTTGAGTATTTTCTTGAAATTCATGTTTCACCTCGTTACCTGAAAGGTAGCATTTTTTGTGTGTTTTTGTGAAAATTTTTTACGCTATTCCAATCGACATGCAATCCACAATCTGAGTAGGATCTATAAATCGTAATACGTTTGGACCTTCAATTCGAAGAGTGGTATCACCCTTAAGTCTTGCATTGTAAATATCGTGGTAAAGTTGATCCGCTAATGCAGCAGGAAGTTTCACTTCCACTGGCTGACTATTGTTCTTGTAGATGATTGTTAGAACTTTCATGTTCTGAAATATACAAAAATCAGGAAAAAATTAGGAAAACTTTTTTACTGCATTATTAATTATTTCAGCAAAGTCTCGAAAAGTGAAATGATTAGTATCCCGATATAATGGAATACATTCGATATTATCGGTAGTAATAACATCAACATTACTTGATTGGTACATAGATAACATTGAACTTTCAGATATACTATAATTAAGTATTGACTGATCTTTTGAATTGATTAGATCAAAGACTTCTTCAATGGTTGGTGCATTTCGATGTATGAAACCGTATTTGGCAATACGTGTGGTAAACAGCGAAATATTGTATGAGAGTTCACTCTCAACAAATGTATGCACTCGATTATTCAGCACTGGTATTTTCCGCAATGTTTCGAACTGATCGTGAATTTTTTTCTTTCTGGATTCAACGCCACCCCACACATAGTAATAGTGATATTGAATATCTTTTGGTAGCTTCGAATTCATATTCAATAAAGCATCAGTCAATCCCTCGATCCGGTCATCAAAAAACCAACCACCGATATGAACAAAATCCTCTTTGAGAAATTCAGTTCCGAAAAATTCATACAGTGGATATCGAGGACATGCAATGCAAGGTTTTCGAATACCCGCAAGTTCTGCAATCTGTTGCATGACATCATTTATGTATATGATAAAATTTGCATCCTCAAGATGCTTGACATTGTCACGATTGATTTTATGAACAATGTAAATACGTTTTGCGGTTGGATGAATATCGTACCCAGCACATGGATCAACACCATCGTATAGATTAACTATCACGATATCCGATGATTCGATCTTGTGTTCTTTAGGAGCTATCTTCGCAAAACGATACCACTTGATCCATTCAAGTGTGAAATTGTTTATGCGAGATGTAGATTCGTTATAGACAGGGTCTTTCAGGATGTAAACATTACTCATCGGAAATCAACCCAGCCTCTTTGCGGTCGAAGTAGTTCTTAAATCTACCCCAATGGTTAATAAGCCAGTCACGCCTTGCGTTCCTGATACCGATGTCTTTACCAACTTTCTCAGACTCAATCCACTTGTGCTTAAGGATCTCTTCATTCACTTCTTTATTAAATTTATCCATTGTTCCCTCCGAGTTTCGGATTCAACATGTATGATAGCTTTCTCATTGCTTTGGGATCAGTCATCAATCCCTGTAATCCGAAATGTCTGTTGTCAGGAATTTCATCGAGAGCTACCCATTTATAGTCAAGGTGCTCGTAGTTCAATGTTGGAATCACTTCCTGTTCCGAAACACATAAAAATGTTCGGTACATGAAATTTACATATTTTCCAATAAATATTGGGTGGTTTGATACGATTTTATAATCACGATCCTCAATAAACCCAGCTTCTTCAATAAGCTCACGTTTCGCACATTGAATCGGTGTCTCTTGATTCTCGACCGTACCACCAAAAATAGACCAAACTGGCTCTGAGTCATTTCGCAGAGCCAGTAAGATCTTCTGTGTATTCGGACAAGCTATTAAAAATCCAGCACCTAATTTCATACGTCAAAACAAGTTTCCAATTACCTACTAAGATAATTTTTTTCTTGCTCCCTCCGCATAAAATTATCCATAGAAAGCATTGATCTCAGCTCTCACCGTAATAGGTGCTGGTAGTGGCTCCCAATTCCGAATCTGATTGCTCTTGAAAGGCTTTCCACCCACAGGAGTAGCCACTGTAATGTGAGGAATTGCATTATCGCTAGGTACATCACTTTCGATCTGCACTGCGATTGCATCATCACTGATACCGATTTTAACAGCATTCAACTGTACATCATGTCCGATGTTCTGCTTGATGTATTCTTCAACCGTGGGGTTTTTAGCCTTACCAAACAAAAGAGTCATGTGATGTGCATATGTCTTCCAACCTTCAGGGATAAAATCTTTCACCGCTTCCAGAAGAGCATAATGAGATTCAGGATAGAGGAATGCACCGTAATAGATAGCATTGTTCCCTACTGATTCGAACTTTGTACCTTTCACAGCAGCATCATCCTTGAGTCTTTCAACCACTTCACGTTCCAATGCAGGGTCCATGTACCGTTCAGGTTCTTTGATGAAATGAACGCCTCCATTAAGCCCCAGAATGTCTAGAAACTCATTGAACCGATCAACATGCTTCCGGCGATCATCCCACATCTCAATGGACACAACATCACCATACATCGAAACCAGATCACGAATGAACTCCTGCTTGAAATTCATGGTGTAGATCTTTTGCTTTTTTGCAACTGGCTTGAATCCATAATGGTCAAAGGTAAGATTAGCTGAATCCAGTATCCGCTTGACCTGAGGTTCATATGCAGTGGTACGACCAGTCAACAGAACAGTTACCGTATCAGGATCTTCATTGGCGACACGAATTTCAGCAACAACGTCTTCATTGAAGTCGCTGTTCTGAATATACTTGTCATCCAACGTGATCGTGTTCTGGAACCAGCCATAGCCACCACTTTCGACTTCCGACATCAACTGACCGAACATTTTGGAATCCCACAGTTCCTTGTTAGGAATAGGAGAATTGAAAATCGTTCCATCGAAATCGAAAATCTTGATTACAGTCCCCTTACCAACATGCTTGCTGGCATCAGAGAACTTGTCCATGTCATCAAATACGGTCTTCATACCAATTTACCAATGTATCCTTTTACTTCATCATCAGATGGTTCATTTCCAGTATTGTATTCGGAGAACAGCCAATTCATCACTGTACGACCAATTTCTCCGAACTTAGCCCCTTGGACACCAGCATCCATGATAAACTGATTTACCTGCTTTTGTCGGTCGGTTACGGTCTTAAATGTAGAAATTTTTTCGATTATGTCATCCGAATTTTCTATATCACGGCCATTTATCGCAACAAAAGTCTCCCGAAGGATGGAAAAATCAGGGTTTACTACGATTTTCAATGCAGCAGAGCGAGGAATACCACCAAGGTTTGCATAATGCTCAAGCATAGCATCAATGAATGTGATCGATTTGACCTCATCATTGGTCAAAGTCATACGCTTACCGAGATTCTTGATCTGATTCGTGTCTTTGTCTTGCAGCAAAATAGCAAAGTTGATCTTAGGGTCCTTGGTGTTTGCCTGACGAACCTGATCAATCTTTTCGGCACTCAACTGAACCTCAGGTACAATAACATCCCAGATTCCAGTTTCCATCAAAAGATCAAGTGCATTCGCAAACTTATCTCCGCCGTAATCAATTGTTTTGAACAACTCATCCCGAATACGCTCAATGGAAGTGCTATTCACAGTTTCCTTGAGTTCCTTCATCGCTTCCATCGTCTTGTCATCAACATTGAAATCAAACCGAGCTGCGAAACGGACTGCACGAAGAATACGGAGTGCATCTTCACTAAAACGTTCTTTAGCATCACCCACAGTACGCAGGAGTCCCTTTTCAATATCATCAGTGCCACCATGATAGTCGATCACGTTTCCTTCCGCATCAATACCCATAGCGTTAATGGTAAAATCCCTACGCTTAGTATCTTCTTCGAATGACTGTACGAACTCAACTGAGTCAGGGCGGCGACTGTCACTATACGAACCTTCAGTACGAAACTGAGTCAATTCGTAATCATTGCTCTTAAAGTGGACAATTACAGTACCATGACGTTCACCGCCACCGTATTCGACCGTCTTGAAATTCTTCTTGATTTCATCGATAGGCATATTGGTAGCAATGTCAATGTCATGAACATCCTTATCGCCCATAGCAATATCACGCACAGCACCACCGACTACGTATGCTTCATATCCCTTTTGGTTCACCAGATTCATCAGCTCGACACCCGCCTGAACCATAGGATCTTCGAAATCACTCCAGTTAATCTTAGTCATTTTCTTACCAGTCGCTTCGTGAATTGCTTTAGTCACCGCATAATCAGAGGGAACCGCACCGGAAACCATCGTCATAGCACCTTTGACACCCTCAAATACGATTTCATAGCTACGAATGGCAGCTTTGAATACAGGGTGGACAGTCTTTAGACTCTCTAAGAAGGTGCGAAATTGCTTAAAATTCTTCATTTTCTTTTTTCCAATGCGTGTTTTTAACCGTTCATATGGCCCTAATATAGAAAAATATAAACAAAAGGTAAGTATACATCACAAAAAGAGTGAAATAAATGAAACGCATTAACATATACATCACTGAGGAGACCGATAGAACAATTGATAATCTATCGGAGATTTTCGATGAAAGTCGTTCCGAAGTGATCCGAAAAGCAATTGATGAATATTCATCGAAGCATAAAGGTGCATTGGATGAATTCATCACAGATCTAGACGATTTAGGTGACTCGCCCATTAATCCAACCGAACGATGGAAAATCGAAGAACTGGAAAAATGCCAAGATATCAACTACTTCATGTCCAAATATGTAAAAATCAGAAGTGCTGACAGTGGATTAGTTCGATTCGAACCACGTAAATATCAGTCGGCTCTTGCACAAGTATATTCGATGTACCGTTGGGTGATTGTGAATCAAGCAAGACAGATGGGAATGACCACATTGAATTGTGCATATATCCTACACTACTTGTTGTTCAACACAGATAAAACAGTTGCGATACTTTCACCGAAACTATCTGCATCTGAGCATATACTTAACGTATTGAAAACCATGATTATAGAGCTACCTCCATTTCTTAAAGAAATACTGGGAATCAATACTGAAGTTAATAAAATTTCCGCTGAACAATGGAATAAACGACGAATTGGATTTGTAAATGGAAATAACGTAATGGCAGCCCCGGCAAGTCCAGATGGTATTAGAGGACACACCATCAATCTATTGTATCTCGACCAGTTTGCATTCATCCCGAAATATGTTGCGGAAGAATTCATGGCTTCCATATTCCCAACACTATCAAGCGGAAATTCATCGCAGATCATAATAAGCTCAGGTGCGAATGGCCCTAACCATTTCTATAAAATGTGGACCGATGCGATATCGGATTACTTGGATTTCCATCCAGTTCAAATCGATTATACAATGCATGAAGACGAAGATCTCAAAGCTCGTTGTGAATCAATGCGAATGGTATTAGGAGAAGACCGATTCAAACAGGAATATGAGTGTCAATTTCTTGTAAAACACAGAGGGTTGTTACATGGCGTTTAATGGTGTTAATAATCTGCGTGACGGCAATGAAAGTGTACAAATGGAGCCGTGGATGTTAAAGGAACTTGCAAAATGTGCAAGAGATCCTATATATTTCATCCGAAATTATGTGTACATCAATACCAAAGATAAAGGTATGCAGTTGTTCAACCTTTATGGATTCCAAGAGGAATTAATTGGTAAATTCGATGACAACCGATTCAATATAGTGAAGTTCCCTCGTCAGTGTGGTAAATCGGCAACGACTCGTGCATTCATTCTTTGGTATGCAATGTTTAATGAGGACAAAGTGGTTGCTATCCTTGCTAACAAATTGAACTTGGCACAGGAACAATTGCAGCAGTTGCGTGACTCGTACATTGCATTGCCATATTGGATGCAACCCGGAGTTAAGCAGTGGAACAAACGTGGTATACAGTTCTCACACGGTACTCGTGTTGTGTGTGCTGCTACTTCTCCTGATGGCATTCGTGGTATGTCTATCAACTTGTTGTATCTTGACGAGTTTGCATTCGTTAAATCACATATCGCAGACGAATTTATCGCTTCCGTGTTTCCTACTATTTCTTCTGGTAAAACAACCAAAGTTATTATCACGAGTACACCAAATGGTATGAACCACTTCTTCCGTATGTGGGAAGATGGTCATTTCCCAGATGAAACAATAGATCCAGATAAAGACAATGGATATGTAAAAAGTGAAATTCCTTGGAATGCTCCGGGGCTTAATCGTGATGAGTCGTGGGCACGAGATGAAATGAAAAAGATCGGTGAAATCCGATTTAATCAGGAATATAAGTGTGAGTTCGTTGGTTCTGTATCGACACTCATTGACCATAATTTCTTGAAGACATTGACATCGAAGAAACCAATCAAAATACCGAAACTCCCAGAGTATATTAAGATATATGAGTTGCCAAGACGGAAAGAGGAGCTTGAAACCAAGAACTGGGAATATGTGGCATCACTTGACTCAGGATATGGTGTGTATCAGGACTATACTGTATTACACATATTCCTCGTGAAATCAAATATCACATTACATCAAGTGGCCACGATAGCAACTAATCATTTGGAAATCGAAGATTTCTGTAAGAAAGCCTATGTGATACTTAAGAAATATCATAATCCGGGGTTGATTATCGAACAAAACGGCCCCGGTGGTGTGGCAACAAATTTCTTCCATTCGACTGTCGAATATGACAATCTATTGCACTTCGATCCGAAGGGTAGGCAGATGGGACTTTGGGCATCCGCAAAGCTTAAGCAGAATGCATGTATTCTTTTCAAGACATATATTCAGAGAAAGTTTATGCATTTGTATGACAGAGAAACCATTAACGAACTGTTCTCATTTGGTCGATTGACTCAGGAGAAATGGGGTGGTCTTGGTGGTAATCATGATGACCATATCACTTCTGCGTATTGGATTCCATATTATCTGAACTCACCGTACTACTATGGTAACATCGTGGAAGTAAACCTGAAAGCATTGGAAGAGGATGAATTCATTCTCAAGACCGAGGCTCAGATCAATGAGGAACGTCAGAACCTTGCTCAAATGCGAGATCCATCATATCATCAAAAAATGTTGGGGGATTCCGCTGAGCATTTACCCGATCAGAAAAAGAAAAATGATGAAGACGATGACGGTACTTATGGTCTAATGTTCAGAGTGTAATTATTTTATAAACTATAATAAACGCAAATTGGGTAAACTATGCATGGTTTTGGAAATTTAAAAGATATGGACAAGTGGAAAGAGTTCACCGCTCTCACTGAGGCCAAAGATCTAGTTGACATGAAACAACTTACTGACGAACAGGAAGCAGCCGCTGACCGAGTTGTTGTCCCTACGTTGGACACCGATGAATACAAAGCGTCTGGCTCCGCTGGTAATAAAGCATCCGGTTCTGCTGGCAACACACCAGTGCCTGAACTGAAGAATGAAAAAGAACCTCAACTAGGTGCAGCCGAAGATGTTGATGACGATGAAATCGAACCACAGATGGATGGTATCGGCGGACTCAATATCGGTGGTTCCATCCGTAAGGAAATGGCACGTACCGAAGCATTCGAAGGTGACGAAACGGTTGATGATGAATCTATGGAAACTGCGAAAGATCGTACTACCGAAGCCGTCATGGAAAAAGTGGATGATATTTTCACTGAAATGTTCGGAAAGTCATATCAAGAGAAAGCAAAAGAAAAAGACTACGATCTTGACACGACAACACCTGTAGTAGTAATGGAGGAGCCACACCGATATAAAAATATCAAGAAGGGGTGGTAAGTGGGAAAATTCAACCGAAAGCTAAGTCAGCTTGAGGCTGTATATCAAATAGCAGGGCCAGTACTTAAACACGAAGACCCTGCTGTTATTTCCACATTCATAAAAAATGTATTCGAACACCAAGAGGATTATGGATTGGATCAATTATCAATGGATTGGTTCAATCGATATTCCGAAAATGACCCAAAGAAAGCTGTAAATTTTGTACACAATTTACTACAGGAAAATAATCAACTGGTATCCAAGAAGTCTATTTTAGAGGGTATTCAGTTACATCAACACGAGGTAAACGATGCCAAAGCCAAGACTATTCTATGATGGCAATTGTCCAGTATGTACAAACTATGTACGACTAATCAGGAAAAAAATCACTCCAGATGAAATCGATTTCGTCCCAACTGGTGGAATGTCAGATGATTTTCAATATGCATCCAAAACTGGTGCGGTGACGCAAGGAAATGCAGCAATTGATGCGTTCTCGAAAGACTTCCCTAGCATTTTGGATTATGTATGGATGCTTCCACCACAGTATAAAGTGTCCGGGTTGAAAGCAGCCTATAAAATCGGTAGTACAATCCGAAAGATTGTTAATAGCGGTCGAAAAGGTTGTAACTGCGGAAAAAGAAAGCGATAGGTTAACCTATCGCTACGGAGACTGCTTCGCCTTTTGCTCGGTGAGGCAGAACCACTTTCAAAATGCCATCCTCTAACGTAGCTACGATGGCACTTTCATCAATCATTCGAGCAAACGGATACTCAAACGTAAATGCACCCTTCAAATATTTCGGTACGGTATCTACCCTACTGATGAATGGATTTTTACGTGCCTTGGATTTCTTCGTCAACTCATTCTTGAGAGTTTCAAGATTGCTTTCTCGCTTCCCAGAAATCACAAGATTACCATTATTGAAAGACACAGACAATGTCTCACGCTTTACACCAGATAGATCCATGAACATATATGATGCATCAGCAGTGACTGCGGTTTCTATATTAGGAAACTGAGGAGCCTGTTGCTGCACAGGGATCTGGCGAGGAGCCTGTTGAATGGGTTGTTGAACTGGCTGTTGCACATACTGCGGCTGCTGTGGTGCAGGTGGTTGTACATACTGAGGTTGCTGTACATACTGGGGTTGTTGCTGGACAGGACGCTGTTGCATCAGCTGTTGTGGTCTAGGTTGACCTTGCTGCGGTGGACGTTGTTGAGGACGCTGACCAGCACCAACATGCCCAATACCCGGAATCATTAGCCCCGGAGCATGCTGTTCCATTCTACCAGCCGCCATATTAGCATCCATCGTCACCATTTGACCAGTTCTTTCATCAAAGATCTGTACTTGTGAGCTGACTGATTCGTGTTCGGTTACTTGTGATGGCATATTATCATTGTTCCTTGAGTATGGAGGGTCTGGTTCGTCATGAATATAGAACGTATCCTCTACATAATGGTCAGTACTTAATTTATTCTTTTTTTCTTCAGCATATGAATTTTTCTCGTCTATCTCCATGTTAGACGAATCGAATTCTTCCTTTTCGGCAAAAAATAAGCGTTTTAGAAATCCGAACATTAAGTGTTAACTTCATTGAGAATTGCATGCAAATCCTGCACCTGTGCATTGCGTTTTAGTTTAGCCAATGCTCGATCTCGAATTTGCCGAACCCTCTCACGTGATTTACCGATGGCTTCATTTGTTTCTCTGAGCGTCATTGATCCACCATCGGTATTCAATCCAAATACACTAGCAATAACGAACTTTTCTTCTTCGTTCAACACTTCATCCATGATTTGGGCTAAATCGTCCCGCACCCTGTTATTTACCCAATCAGTTTCCCCATCGGTAGCAGTGTCATCCTGAATGATGTCTTTTAAATATAGATCACTTTCACCATTGATAGGACTATCAAGTGATGTCGGATTCCCCATCATCTGAATAAGCAGCTTAGATTCATCATCAAGCTGATCAGGATTCATCTTGCGTAGTCGATTCAGTCTCAATTTTTGATTCGGTGGTAACCTAATCAAGTCATCCTCTTCTAAAAATTTAGATATCCGACACCGAATATGCCAGACTGCGAATGAAATAAATTTTATCCCTCGGTCAGGATTGAATTTATCAACCGCAAGCAGTAACCCCAGTTTACCTTCACTCATCAGATCATTTACATCTACCCCAAGTATCTTGTTGTAATGCAATGCAATTTTCAGTACAAATCTGAGATTCGACTGTACGAGTTTGTTGCGGATGATTTCTTTTTTCGAATTGGATGCTATCTTGTATTGCTGAAACAAGGACTGCTCCTCCTCACGGGAGAGCACTGTAGTTTTGGCAACTTCTTTAAGCATCAAATCAGTAACCGGATCGGCGGTATTCAGATTTGGTTTTCTCATGGTAGCTAGATTCCTTTTGTACATGATGAAATATAGCAAGATATTGGCAACTCATCTGAACTTTTTTGCTATTTTTACTACATTGGAGGCACATATGAACCTAATAATTGCAGGAATTCAAGGCAGTGGGAAAGGAACCCACGCAAAAAAATTAGCGAATACATTTGATTTGGTACATATCTCATTCGGAGATGCCCTGAAAGAATGTTTTACTACAGATCCAGATCTGGTATATCCATATACCCTAGAGCGATATAACCGAGGGGAATTGGCAGAAGATGAAGTATTGTTCCGAGTGGCAACTAAATATCTCAGAAATGCCGAAGAAAAAGGTGGTTTTATTTTAGATGGATTTCCGAGAACTCAAGGCCAAATGGATTTCGTGCTTGAGAATTGGGAAATCGACCGCTGTATATATCTGGAACTTGGTGAAGAGGTTGCCATTGAACGTCTCAAAAGTCGAGGTAGATCCGATGATACCGAAGAAGGTATTCGTAGAAGACTCGATCAATTCCATAATGTAACCGAACCTATTTTCAAGACATTGGAAGCTGATGGTAGATTGAGTAAGGTCAATACCAATCAACCGAAAGATTACACATTCGCTGAAATATTGGATTTGTTTACCGATGAATGATACCGAACTCCATCAATATACAGTTGATAGCAGTATATCCGATCTGAACGTAGTGGAGGGAACTCCGCAGCGGAATGAGTTTGTTGTGTTAGTATCATGTAGAAATGTCGAATCCCGTATAATACGTTGTCTACATTCTATTAAACAAGAAATTCATGAGCATGATGTAGGAATTATATTTATTGACGACTCATCGACTGATCGAACTTCGATGCTTGTAGGTACTTATATCCGAGAACATTTCAAATATTACATCTAGAAGAACGCATGCGAATCACTCAAATGAACGCCGAACGAAATAAAAATCGACTACCAGCAAAAAAATTGATTGACAACTGAGTTTTTTAATCTATATTTCTATACAGAAAGTTTAAGAAACCTTTAACAAGAGTTAAAAGAATGAACAACGTAAGTTTACATCTATCCAGTTTGTGTCTATCGTGGTCAAGTGACCAGCGAGGTTCTCTGTGATTGATAGGTAAACTACGATAAGTTTAGCTATTAGAAGCGGGAATCTCATTGGGATTCCCGCTTTTTATTTGGGTAAGTAGAAAATTAGCAGATCGAGTGAACTTAAAATTCACTGACTCCGTGAAATCCGGTATGGGTGCAAGTCCCACCTTACCCACTATATGCCATCGTAGCCCAACTGGTAGGAGGCACCTGACTTAGGATCAGGACAGTGAAGAGTTCGAATCTCTCCGATGGTACTATACTTATCATCTTTGAATGATAAGTGATGTTTGACATATTGGAACTAAATTTATCAAGCATAGGTGAAGGGAATTGGTATACCTCTTTGATCGAGAGTCAAAGGCATGTGGGTTCGACTCCCACTCTATGTATACGGGTATGTAGAGAATTGGTATATCGGGGAATTTCAAAAATTCTTGGCTTTGTGGATTCGAATCCCACCATACCCATTGTTGTCTACTTATACAAAAAAAGATATACAGAATTATATAGAGAATACCGTCACTGGTGACAAACTCGCTTCAAAAGCGGGGGATGGATAACACAATAGGGTTCGAGTCCTTTATTCTCTGTACATACCCGTAGTAGTTCAAGTGGTTAGAACGTAAGGTTGTGGTCCTTAAGATTGGGGTTCAAGTCCCCACTACTGGATAATTGGAAGCGTGGCCGAGTGGATAAATGGCACCAGTCTTGAAAACTGGCAATCAGTAGCGATACTGGTTCGTGGGTTCGAATCCCACCGCTTCCTTAGAATATCGATGCGAGGTGGCAGAGCGGTCAATTGCACTGTCTTGGAAAGGCAGAGGTCGCCTAACAGCGGCCCGTGGGTTCGAATCCCACCCTCGCAGTATGGTCAGATGATGATTGCACGACTTGTAGGCATACGAGTAGGCAAGAAATGGTGGTCCGGCTGGATGAACCCTTGACGTGAGATCACTCATAGGAAAACAATTCATGATAACGTTTCCTATGATCCAGCAGCAATCATCATTTGACCAATTAATGCGAGTTGGCGGAGTGGTCTATCGCACTCGATTGCTAATCGAGAGGTCGCCTAAAAGCGGCCCGTGGGTTCGAATCCCACACTCGCAGTAACATTTGGAGAGTTAGCCTAATTGGTAAGGCAACACCCTGCTAAGGTGTCGTCCCGCAAGGGGCTTGTGGGTTCGAGTCCCACACTCTCTGCTAATAAATGGATTCTATTGATAAACTACATGGACATGTGAAATATACTATGTCTACTTGCAACCGTTCAAACAAAATTACAAATAATTACAAACTGAAATACTCAGGATGTTTTTGTGAAAATGTTTGTTTGAACTCGGCACCGTAAGGTCCGAGGGCAAACCGAGCGAGTGAGTTCACTGCACCGA